GCCCACCTGCATCGTTCACGCCGTAATCGTTTTGTTCAGCGGTGGAAGGACCGATTAGACCGAAACGGGCATTCTGAATTTTTGGCACCATCCCACCATCCACAACCCCCATCCCCATAGCCAACGAAATCGACGTAAGCTCACCCGCCATGTTAAGGCTCCACAGCTACAGCATGGACCCAAGTAACCCCAGGCTGAGTAGGTATAGAAAGAACCGTCAAGCCAAGTAGAGACGCAACAGATCGGTTAGCGCGGTTGACCAGAAGCTTGCATGAGGTTGCTGTAGGCGTATCAATAACCTGAACGTTCACAACGTCTGTAACGCCAGAAGCCACCTCAGCCACGGCGAGGACAATAGGAGTAACACCCGCAGTGAATGGCGTGGCATAGGTCCATGTAATTGTGCCATCCGCAGCAGATTGCACCCGGATTTTGCGGACCTTGCTTGCATGCGTGTGGTTGGCAAGCGCGTACATGCCTGTTTGATTGCCAATAGCGCTGGAGTCCGCAACACTTGGAGGATTCACGTTAGAAGGCTGAGGGACATCTGGCGTAGTGTTATAGAAGTTAGGCATGACGCGTATCCCTTACGTGAAGAACAGGCTTGCGAAGGTACCGCCAACAGCCGTGCCAAGCGTGGCAGCAGTGACCGAGAACGGAAAGATAGATGTGCCTAGAGGAACGTTAACGGGAAGCGTACCGCCATTAACGAGCGTAAAGTTAACAGTGCCCGCCGTCGTAACGCCTGTAACGATAACACCATCACCAGCCGTTGCCCCAACAGCAGCAGAACGTCTATAGGTCTGGCTTACTCGCGCAAAGTCCTCATTACTCAGCACCACAGGCACGGACGAAGCCGCAGCAGCGCGACCAGGAGGGAGCGCCGTAGCCGTACCACCAGATCCATTACTCTGTGCTACAGTAATAGGATTAGCCGAACTATTAGTCACATAGACCGGCGCACCGAGATTATTCTGTGCCATTTATTCACGCTCCTCAGATTGACGCTCAGCCATGGTCATCTGCCGGTCTGTCGAGCGTTCGTTAAAGTCCTGCTGCCTGTCAGCCCTTTCCTCACCACGCTCAGCGCGGCCTTCTGAACTGATTTGAAGTGCCGTATCCACCTGCTGTTGCTGAGTCGCACGGGCTTCCCTGTATTCTTCGAGATCCTGCTTACGTACATCAAGGCCGATACTTGCAAGGATTTTAGCCGTATCAGCCTGGAGCTTGTTAATCTGCGCCTCAGTAAGCGCCATCTTTGCGGCGAAATCCTGCTCTTGCTTGGACATTGCAAGCTGCATCTGCCCAACCTTCAATTCGGCGTCTTGCTGATCCTTGGAAGCCTTAATCTGCAACTCCTGCATCTTGCCCTGTAGCTCAGCGTTCTTTGCCTGCGCGTCGGCCTGAACCTTCATAGTCTGCGCTTGAGCCTTCTGAATTTCAGCGTCTGCAAGCTTCATCTGGGCCGCTGCTAGTTCTGCCGCGCCATCATCTTGCCCCTGTTGCTGAGACATATTCCCGACGCTATCAATCCACTCATCAATGAGCGAATCAAGTTCACGGCCAACGCGGAACGGTCCAAGCTGGAACTTGAGTAACCCACCGGCAAACTTAGCACCATCTGGGCCAGTCTGCACAAGCGGCATAAGAGCTTGAGACGCGGTAGCAAACGCAGCCATGAATTCATTGCGAGACTGCTTCTCTGCGGCCTCGTCTGCGAGTACGGTCGATTCTTCATCGATATGGAATGCAAAGCCACGCGCCTTATCATCTCGCAATAGCTTCATGATGTCTTCAATAGGCACAGCGTTACGCGCTTCATTCAGCATTGGCGCATATTTAGCCAATAGGGCTTGCTGCGCTTGCTGGAACTGCTGTTGCGCCGTCTGAGGGTCTTGTACTTCGCCGGATTGGATTGCTTTTTCTGCCTGCTGCGTAAGAGCATTCATCTCCTGCTCAGCGGCTTTCTCAATCCCGTCAATCTGCTTTTTAATGTCGGCCTTGGTTGGGATTTCCATTTGAGACATCTCTAACAATGTCTCTTGCGTGAATTTCTCCGCGATGATTTCCGCCGCGATCTTTACCGAGTCACAGGCAATGCGCTGTAGCTCCTGGATCTTCTGACGGACACGCACAGACCCATATTGCGTCTTAAGCTGCTGAGCGCCTAGTGTCTCTTCTGATTCCGTAGCGCCGCGCATAATGTCGCTAATGCCGGATAGTTGGTAGAAGTCATCTATAAGCTGAGAGCGGGCCTGAATTAGACCCTGAATTGCCGTCGCGATCTCAGCAATCGGCATCCATTGCACGAAACCACCCGCTCCAGCCGCGAACTGCGCAGATGGCACGGGGATAAGTATTTCGTCATCATCGGCGCGCATCAACTCTTCAATGGCGCTAGAGATATCGCCACCAGAAGGGATAAGCCCTTTAAGCTTCACCTTGTCGAGAAGGAGATAAATTCGGCTGGTGAGTGTGTTAATCTTACCAAAGTGAGCCGCGTAACGCTCATGGTCAGGAACCGGCACAAGCGACCGACGCGCCAACGTACCATATGCAGGCTTAGGACATGGGAAGAAGTCACGCAATTTCAGATGAGGCGCACCAGAGTCAAGAATGACATCTACACCTTCAGCAACCCAATAAACTTTGTTGTCAGCCTTATGCCAGACTTCCCAGACGGATGCGCGCTTGCTATTATCTGCCGCGCCATTCGTCGTGTCTTCACGGTCACGGTTAAAGGATGCCTGCTGATACGCATCGCCGGAAGTTTTCTTGAACCGCTTGCGCATGTCTTTGCGCGTCATCCACACACGGCGGGCGACTGCGTAAACATCGCACCATTTACGGGCGGGAGAGTGGCGAAAATCTTTGCGGTCTACTTGCTCAAAGCAAACCTTCTGCCCATCCTCAGACTCATACGTAATCCACATGACGCCGCGATTGGTGAAAATCAGGTCGTCGCGGATTTCTTTCATGACCTCATCGATATTCGAGCGGTCAAAGGCAGAGATGGACGTGCGCTCTAGTAGCTCGGCAGTCTTGTTCTTAACCGGCCTGCGATCCTGGAACTGTGGTGCTACAACAGGCTTAGGCGCGTGGGCATAAACGGCAGGCTTGAGGATTTCATATGACGCCCAGAACAGGTCTAGTTCAGCGTCTTTCCATGCGTCCGTAATGCCCATAAGACCAAGGCTATTACGGTCGCGTCTGCTGTAAATGTCGTCAATCTCATCGCAGATTGAGTTCCAGTCACGAACCGGCTTATCCCATTCTTCTAGCTGAGATAGCAATGTGGCAGACGATTTAGCATCATCCGGTACAGTAACTGTGTCGGCTGGCTCAAGCTCGTCTTCCAAGGCGCGTTTCCTGTGTCTGGTTACATGAACGTTATAACGGAACAATCAAACAAAGAAAAGCCCCACCTTGTTACGGGCGGGGCTGTGAAAAAGGGCGGTGGCCGAAGCCACCACCGGGGGCAACCTACACCCGTTCAAGCCGGGTTCAGATGCCTTTGTCTCTCACAAACCGCTCTATCTGATAGTCAACGTGTTTTGACTGTCATGGGTGGTGGTCAAATCATCACGCCATGTACAGGGTTGATAACCACCTGCGCAGCGCTGTCTGTGTGGACGTAGCCACCACTGAAGAACGGCGTGGGCTTATACTTAATCTGGTCGGCGAAGATCGAGCGCGGCGGCTTTACCCATCCGTCAAGAGTCTGCATCTTCTTTTCGACGCGGCCAATGCGGCAATGACGATGAAGGCGGTTGACGACGTTCTCCGTTTCCTTGCTCATTTCATCGCGAAGCCTGAACATGGTCATTGGCTCTGTCATCTACCTCTCCATTGATAATGATCAGGAAGGCCAAGGATCATTTTGCCCTATCGAGCAGCCCTTCCTTCGCAGATCGGCGGGTCGCACCGCCTTCCTGATTTGCTGCGAGGGCCACACGCTACCGTGGCTGATGGGAAGGTTGGCGCGAATTCACGGCGTACGCTGCCATCCCGCAATTATCAGCACCCCGTGACGGCCACCGATACTCGTTTCCTACTGCTGCGCTTCTGCTTTCAGCGCCGCCTCGCATTACGTTGCCCTGATGGGCGAATAAGGTGCGGCCATCACGTGGTTCTTTGCCGCTGTCCGCGCATTTCGACTATGCCAGCTTTCGCCTTGTGTATCGCGGTCATATGTAAGCTATCAAATCTTCGGGCGTCCGTCACTCTCTTTTTCAAGCTTGCGAATGTCTTTTTCCTTCTGCTTCTCCATCTCAGCATAACGTTCATCACGATCATCGCTGGTGGAGTAAACAGGAACCTCAGTCGTGCCTTCAGTCTTCACCGGATCAGCCGACCGATTAACAAGACCGTTTGGCGAATTGCTAGACTGCTTCTGCTCAATTGTTGGTTTGCGGGACATGGTATCCTCCTGGGTTAGTGGGGGGTAAACGTGGTTATGGGCGGCGCGTTCCCCTGATAGCCTTAGCAATGCGCTCTCCTTTGAAGTTTGCATTTGCTTCAGCTACTTTGGCACAAAGCTCTCTCTCTTCATAGATCGCATCGATTATTGCGTCTCTGATGGAATCTACCCACCCTTCTCAATCGCTTTTATCGCATGGTTTACTGCCCTCATGATAAGGGTCTGCGGTATGCGCTCTAGGTCCATCTCTATCTCCTTCTCATCCCCGGCAAAGCAGGCGCATATATAGCACCAATCTCCAACTTACGCTCGACTTCTTTCGGTGCGTTGCCAACACTCATACGGTCCATAAGCTGACCAGCCAAGCCCAAAGCGTCAACTTGGTCATCATGGACGCCAACAGGGAATGACATCATTTCGCTGATAAGGTCAGCCAAGAAGGGCGCTTCTGCGTGTACGTACATACCAGCCAATGCCATGCGACCGCGAATAGACTGTGCACGAACCGCTTTGTTGCCGCCGCGTGTTGGAAATTGCTCGCGGGCAACGTATGAGCCTGTTTCCATCATGCGCTTGACTAGGAATGGACCAACACCGGATTTAATCTGCCCTGTTTCCTCAGCCCAACCTATTGGTTTCCATTTACGCACCAGATCGCAGAACGTATCAACCCACACGTCAGATGAGGTCTGCCCGCGCCATAGATCTAGCAGCCACAGACGCCCCTCATGATCGATGCCGACAATGACGTGAACCGTGTAGTCGCCACCGTTCGCTGTTACCGCATAGTCAGACGCGCCATATATCGACATGGTTTCACGTGCGGGCATGACATCGACTGTACGTATCCACTCGCGCTTGAAGTAATCACCGCTGTCTGGTGCTGGTCTCTGCTGGAATAGGGCAGACCATGTGCGCGGGATGCGTTCGAAGTTTCGCCAGTGGTTTTCATCGAACCACTCCGGCCAGATGTATTCGCCAATCTTACGACCTAGCGGATCATCCTCGCGCTCACACTTAGCGGCAAGGCAAATCACCTCCCACTCAAACCCATCGCGCCCCATGATCATTCCAGACTCACCAGCGTAATTCTCAGGCAGTATTGAGCCGGACAAATCATCCTCATGCCAGCGTGTCTGAATGATGATAATCGATCCTCCCGGCTTCAGACGCGTTTTAACGGACTCCTCGTATTCGTCCTTAGTGCGCTGGCGGATAACCTCAGAGTCAGCATCTTGACGGCCTTTAATCGGGTCATCCACCACGACTAAGTCAGCACGGTTACCAGTGATACCAGACAGAATACCACCAGACATGTATTCACTACCGTTCGATAACGCCCATTCGTCAGCGGCGGCTTGATCGCCTGATAGTGTCGCGCCGAATAGCGTTGAGTATCTACGCTGCTTGATGATAGATCGTGTACGGCGACCGAACTTCTTCGCCATGTCTGATCCATACGAAACGCCAATAGTCTTGAATCCTGGTATCTTCCCCATGATCCAAGACGGTGTAACAACAGATCCATATGTAGACTTTGCAGAACCTGGAGGCATGAACAGCATGAGCCTGCCAGATGGCTTTTCAATGCATCTCTGGATAGCTTCAAGGGTCAGAACGTGGTGAGTAGCTAGCTGTGTCTCAACAGGCCGAAAATCCTCAGCCTCGTCATCCTCGGTTACAGGCGCACCCGGAACCTCGATATAACGCGCATAGTCAACGAGGCTATTCCTCGCCTTCCGACGCGCTAATAGCTCTGCTGCGGCCATCTCTAATGAGGGCTTCAAGTTCTGCATCTGTCATCTCTGCAATCGTGTGCTTGTGTTCAACAGCGCCGTTATGCTCTATGAGGAATTTATCACTGTACTTCTTAGGCCGCTGCTTACCGGCGATCCACTTAATGCTGTCGATCATCAGGCGGCGCGTGTTGAAGTCTTTTTCCTCATCCTTGGCGATATCCATGATCTGGTCAACAATATCGTCAGTCCACTCACCACGGGCATCAATTGTCATCTTGGCAAATTCTGGCTTGTGTTGCAGCCAATACGCCACGTTCCTACGAGATACGCCAACAATCTCGCAAGCTTTAACCATTGATTTACCCTCTGCAAGAAGGTCGCAGATTTGGGTGGCTATTTCTTCCGTGTAGGCGGATGGTCTGCCTGGGCCGCGTTTTTCTTCGGTCATTTAGGCGGCTCCGGTAGTGGCATCCAATTATCAGCATCGCCCCATCCATAATAATGCTGCCACGTTGATTCTTCAGGCGACTTTCCTTCATCCCAATGGCCGGATACGACAAAATCTACCGACCCAAGATATTCTTTGTAGTGCAGCAAAATTTCTGCGCCGTCTTTGGGGGCTGTTTCAATTGGTCTCCACATAATACCCCTCACGCATGAGAGGTGATGATGACGGTTACGCCATCCACCTCTATTTCCTGATAATCACAAACGGTCAGTCGGTCCGCAATGTTTTCGAAATACGAAAGCTGAAAGAACGAAGGGTCTTTGGGGTATTCAATGACCCAATCCTCATCGCCGCCATGATAACTCAGTTTTTTATACTTTTCTGGCGCATATTCAAAAGGCCAAATTTTAACAAACGCGTCTTCGTTATTTAGTGCCATCACTTCACCTCCACCCTAAAAGCCTCACACACCAGCCTGTCACCCAAGCGGATAAACTTCTGCTTGGCGCGACTGGTCGTATCCTTACGATACCCCAGCTTATCACATGCCTGCGTATAGTCGTAGCCCTCAGTGATAAGGGCTGCAACACGTAGTACGCGCTGACGGGATTGGTTACGGTTGATTTCAGATTGGCGCGTCATTCGGTATCCTTTGGTGCGTCAGGCAACTTGGCATAATGGGAGGGTGCCGGTTCACTGCCATCCTCATCACACCAAAAATAGCCACCTTCATATTCATCAAACTCAATCCAACCGTTAAAATATCTGCCGTTCTGATAGCACAAAAACGCTGTCTTGTTTTTTACTGACGCCATCAGTTCGTCGGTCATCTCATTGTCGAATTTAACCCAGTCCATCACACTCTCCATTAATCACACCCCAATATACGCGGGCCACCACAAACATGCAAATCCTTATTGACATATCAACAGGGAATGGTAGGGTGGCGTATCGAAAATGGAGATGAATAGAATGATCGTAAGCGGCATGAGGCTTATAAATGCTAGGCGTCTTGACCTTCAAGCGAGAAGGGATGGATACGTTAAGTCGGCTTTGAAGGCCGGTATAACATGGGAGAAGGCACAAGAAATAGGTGATGCTGTCGTGCCTAAATCAGAGTTTGAGTATTTAGACCAATTACAGAGAACTCAGGCAAAGTCTGAATCATTTACAGGCACTTTTTTTGTGTCTCTGTTAATAACGCTGGTTGTGGGATTTTTGTCATTATGGTTATGGGGCTAAAATGACCCTCCTCCAACTCCTACTAATCTACCTATCCACCACAACAATCGCATCAGCTATCGCGTTAGGCGTGTTCTTGCTGATTAAGGGAGATGAGAGATGAACATGGTAGAGAAAATAGCAAGAGCCATGACGGCGGATCATTATTCTATGAGGTTTAAGAAGCCTATTGATGACGATCATGTAATTATGAATGTGGACGCCAATTGGGGGATGTTTGAGCGTCAAGCTAGGATAGCTATAGAAACATTGGCCATCGCCAAAGCGCTAGGAGAAACCAAATGATTTTCGCAATCCTAAACCTACTCATTGTGGCGGCCTTTTTTATCGTCTGGCTTAAGACCCGAGACAGATTCAGTTTATTCCTTGCCATCTTTGGCCTTGCGTTCTCAGCCTATGTCGTCGTTTTTGAGGTGCTCCACAATGCTTACGCATAAAATACTAACAACCCTAGCCATCCTGCTAGCCTCAGCCATCCCCGCCCTAGCAGACGGCAAAACAGACACACTGGCAGTAGTCAACGTCACGATTGCCAAGTCAGAGTGCGGCCTTGAACCACAAGACTGGGCGCGAACGTCTGCGGCAAATTCCCTACAATTCACCGGCCTAAGTCAGAAAGATTGGGTGCAGGCTGTAGCTGATATGGCGACCATCCGCGCTGAGCAGATGTACGCCGACCGTTCAATTGGCCGGTTCTGCGTTGATATGGCTCGGATTTATGGGGGTGTGCGGTGATGGATTCGGAAGATCGTAAAATAATTGGGGGACTTGGTTATGTGGCTTCGTCGGTATCGATCGGAACCGGTGTCGCTATCATTTATGGTGAAGGATACGGCCTTATAACATTTGGGTCTATGGTTATGGTCGCTTCTGTTGCGCTCATATGGCACGTTGTAACGGAGGGATGCTAAATGACCTGGAAAACCCTAACAAACGAGCAAAAAGCCCACCTCATCAAGTCCGTATGGCGCGAGGGGATCACTAGCACTCAGATAGGCATTGCTGTTGGTGCTACGAAGGGATCTATAACCGGCTTTTATTATCACCACCGGGGCATGCTGAAAGATTACCCACTCAGGCCAGCAGACCGCAACAAGCGAGCGCTTGGCCTATTGACTGAGTCAACTATCCGACGCGACCGGGAGAAGGAAGCAAAGGAAGAGAGAGAGCGACGTTCACGTATTGCGGCTCTTGTCACATCGTTCAAGCCCCCTCAGTTCGAAGCCGCAGAAATCCCATCAACAGACGATGGCGGTCTTTACGTAACCATGGCTGACAACGTAGGCTGCAAATGGCCCCTTAACGATGGTGGGCCGTATCTATTCTGTGGGCATGACCGGCTGGGTAAATACTCGTACTGTGCGCGTCACCAGGAACGTTCGGTAGGGCGTGGTACTGAGGGTGAGCGTAGGGCTTTGAGCTTGGGGTCTAGACATGTTTAACAGCGCAAAACTACTTGAGAAAAAACGATATGATATCATTATGGCTTGCCTCAATGGAGGGCAGCATATTGACGCGGCCTTAGAGGCTGCTGATAGGATTGTACCAATGGAGCAAGTTGAGGAGGCTAGGGCTTTTGATAAGGAAGTGGCTAAAGAGTATGTAGCTAGACTTAAAGAAAAAAATGAGACACAAGCTAGCGCCGTGAATCACAACTGTTACTCGCCACCCAAGAAAACCAGTTGGTGGGAAGAGCTTGTAGAAAAGCTTTCCAGCCTTGGGCGCTTTTGATGTATCGAGCTGAGCTAATCATCGCCCTAGCCTTCATGTATGCGGCGGCTTATGGGTTGTATTCAATGGTGGTGTGGAT